TATCATCACCTTTATCCGTATGAATTGATGTCTGATAATTCACATTTGTAGTTATCGTAGTGAATGATGTATCGGGAATTTTGAAGTGCGTTTGATCCGCTTTATCACGCTGTTTCTTATATTTATCTGGAACTAATTTTTTATATAACCGATCAATATCGTGTATCAAAGGCACGGTCTTTTTATATTCTTCCGGATGATCCATATTGAATCTGCACTCGCGAACGCTTATTTTTGGAGCACCCCCATGTTTTCTAAATAATACTTTTTGTGAAGGTGCCCAACGATCGAAATAACCAAATATATTCGACATCACTTTCGGATTATCATTAACATTTTTACTTTTGCTTCCGGTTGCACTTCCACGATTGCTACTCGTTGTTTTCGCGAATTTAATAATGTTATCATAAAACGCTTGTATATGTGCATCTACACTTAAAGCATTCTTTCTAAATTTTAATAATAAAACATCATCTTTTGTATAAACGTCCGCGTCATGATCAATAATATTTTTAATTTGATGGGGTTTCACAAACGTATTCATAAGTTTTTCTTTTTTTGCATCGTCGTATTCTTTATCTACATGATAAACAGTTATTGATCCTTCTTTTTCTTTTTTAATAATCATATTATATTATATATCTATTTTTTAGACGGCTTGCATTCCAATGTTGGCTGTTTTGTAATTAACAGTTTATCTGTTGTCCATAAATTAGAATCATGAGTGTACTTTGGTTGAAATGTCATTGATGAAACGGGTGACTTGCATAAAGAATGAATATAATCATACATTCTATTTGCATAAAAATTTATGCACGATAACAATATTATATATGCATTCATATACCCATATATAATCTTCATGTTTTATTCGACCTTGAATATATCCACATGTAAATAAATATCCCCTTTCTTCGAAACATCATAAATGTCTCTCGTATTGATCTTGGAAATTCCCATATTTGCCAAAAGTATAACTTGATGTTCCATCAGTTTGAACTGTTGTTTTGGAACTGTTATTTTTATTTTTCCGAGTGTTATTTCCAAGAACCCTTTTGTCCATATCTCATCTAATGAAACCTTGTAATTCACATGAATATTGTTATTTTCATCAATCTCTATGTTTTCGGGCAAAATAGGATTACAACGAACATATAGATCTGATCCATCATTGTCATATACAAGTTCATGATGCCATAAAGGAATCAAATACTTTTCTCCGTTTATCACAAGTTTATATATGTTATTTTCAAATAGATCGTCTAAAAACGGGTTCAATATAAAACATTCATCATTTTGTATCTTTATGGAAATATGCTGATCGACCCTCGATAAAAATTCTTCACTGATATGAAGTGCGGATTTGTATTTCTTTAATAATTCATATATCTTCAAGAGGACCTTTTTATCTATTTTTTCCAAGATAGCAAACGCCTGATTCTCGCACTTCTGTGTCAGTTTCTCGATAATCGTATATATTAATTTGGATTGTATCTCTTTGAATGTTTCTGACTGCATAATCGGTTTCATGAATGAGTAAAGTATATTAGAATAACTATTGATTTTTGAAGAAATCGATTCTTGGAAAGAATATACATTTTCTTCTTTGGCTAGTTCGAAATCATCATCGGAATCCGCATAGCCAAATTCAACCAATAAAAAATCATAGGCGTTTTTAATGTTATGAAACACGGAAGTTGTGTCAGACCCCGGGTTTTTATCCGGATGGTATGCGAGAGCATTTTGACGATATGCTCTCTTCAGATCTTCAATTGTATATTCTGAACTTGGATCTATTCCAAGAATTTGACAAGCGGATTCATAATTCATTTTTGTTGTAACCGTATATTTTGTTTATAATATAAAAGAACATACTCTCTAAGTGATATATGGGACGATAATTGTTGTTATAATATTTAGAAAACGAAAAAGTCTTTTCTAGAATTTCTGATAAATTATTTGACCCAATTTTATCACTTTCTACATAGTGATACAATACATACCAAATACACTCCATTGCGTCCAAATTATAAATTAAAATGTCATATATAACATCTCGAAAATCGGTAATTACCAAACCATTTGGGTTATTTATTGTTTCTATAATTGAATTGCATATCGTATTAAAATTGTCTTTTGGAATTTCAGTGTTGGAATTGAATGTAGAAAATGACTTCAATTCTTTTGAATTTAATAAACCCGACATATCCATATTATCTATCAAAAAATTTTTAATATTTTGAAATTGCACTCCCTGTGGCTTTACCTTCGGATTCGAAATTTTATTTTGAAATTTTTGAATAATTTTATTATCCATTATAGGTGGCTGTCTTATTGAATTTGATTCTTGATTTATTAAGATGTATTCTTCTTTTTTGGGCCGTTTTACGTTAATAATATAACAGTTATTTATTACGCTATTTGGTATAAAACTTATACTTTCTGTTAATAAAATGAATTTTATCTGTAGATTTAATTGTGGATGATTGTATTGTTGCATATAACTATAAAAAATATCTAATAATTCAGTGTGTATTGACTGGAAATTTTTACAAACAATTATGCCCACCTTATCTGTTTTTACTGAAACAATGTCTACTATCTGTAAAAATACATCATGCCATATTATTTTTGAATTACATCCCAATAATGACATATCGATCTCATAATGGATATCACTAATTCTATAAACATATGTTTGTTTTTCAGTTTGTAAAATCATTTTTTTATCATATTTTAAATCACTCGGACTGTATTTTTTTATAATAGACAACATTTGCGTGTATTTTCCGATTCCGGGCGGACCATAAATTATAAGGTTTCCGAAATCTGTTTTTTTCACTGGCGTTTTTATATTTGAAAGTTCCTCATGTAAATTGTAATTTTCTAATGAATTTAAATATTCTTCGTAATGTGTTTCATAATATTTCATATAGATTTGTATGCAGATATACTTTATGTATATTTGAATAATTATTTTTGTACGCAATAAGGAAACTATAGGTCTTCGGAATATACATATTATAATCTAGTCATATGACTTATCCATTATATTTTTCAAATTAACCGTCAGTGGTGTTTGAAAATTCATTTGATGCGGAAATTTCCATTATCGTATTTACTGAACATAACACATATGTTCCAATAATACATATTCCAATGAAAAACCTCAATAAATTATTCATAGGCACATTGTTATATTGAACATAAAGAATTATCAAAGCGAATAACATTATAACTGTTATCAATGTCATGGTTTTTATGGCCTCTACTCTATAACGATTGTCTCTTGATATTCTAAAAAATCCATATTTTTCCACAACCGCCCAAACATTCAAACACAACAATGTAACAATTCGAACTTGAAACAAACATATTGGAACAATCAATATGTATAATGGTATGCTTATTTCTGGAATTTCTATATTTCCACTTTTCACCGAAGGAAGAGAAAACACCTTTGTCGCTCTTTCTTTGTCTTTGTATATGTCAAACAATAGTGACATTATAAAAAATATATGAACGGTAAATAATGATCCGTATCCTATTATTTCCAATTTACTCGAATATAAGCATATGAATGTGAATATGAATAATATGAATAAAAATAAATATTTAATAAATGGATAGGCTTCTTGCATTTATATTTTACGTTGATAAAAAAAACGTTTTTATTTTATAATAACCGATGGATATGTGGCTTTAATCCAATTCATTAATTCGATTTGTTCACATGCTATCGGATCTTTATTGAATTTTTTTATATTGAAAAAAACGGGGCTTTTCATTACATCCGTTTTATAAAATATATATGGTCCATATTGCCCCTTTCTTATGCTTAGATTTTGTGTTAAAATCCTTAGAGTGTTGCTTGTGCCGGGTTTTCTTTCTTTTTCTTCGTCCAATTTTAAAAAGGATATAACATCTGAAATCAATATTTTATCCAAAGCAATTCCTATGTCTTTAATGCTGTGTGTTTTATCCCCGATTAAAACATAAGCTCCATATTTTCCTGTTTTTAATAATACATCCAAGTCTTTGAATTTTCCTAGATTTTCTGACGGTATAGCAAGTAAATCCGAAAGTTCATATTTACCTGATTTTAGATCTTCAAAATCAATGTCTTTTTTTATAGTCTTGTAATCGTATTTTCCTGTTTCTACGTTCTTGGAACGTATCACCGGACCGTTGTCCAAGAAGACAACTTCATGTTGATCATCGATGTGATATTTTGTTTTTTCTTTTTTCTCGGTCTTTTTTAAAACTTCGTCGATTGTGTCAAAACATGTTTTACATACTTTGTTCCAAGAATCTGTTTGATTCACTATTTTATCAAGTTCTTCTTCCAAGCCACGAGTATACCCATAATCAAAAAAGGTGTCAAATTGTTCTAATAGTAACTCAATGCATAAAACACCTAAAGGTTCGATCACCAATTTGTTTTTCTCTTGGCCGAACGTTTTTTCTGAGCTTTTTGTTTCAATTGATTCGCCTTTTCTTAAAATGAATTCATCGCATGACAATTTTACGCCCGGAACATCTCCACATTTGACATAGCCTCTTTCTTGAATCGTATCCACAATGGTTGCGAATGTTGATGGTCTACCTATTCCAAGATCTTCTAACCGTTTAATAAGCGTAGATTCAGTATAATGTGTATGCTTTTTTCGAACCACTACATTACTATTTATGTTTTGATATGGAACATCTGATTTGGTTTTTTCCGATAAACTCTGGAAATAAAGTAGTGTGTCTTTTTTCTCCTTTGTTCCTTTATCGTCAACCACTTTTTGCCAACCTAAAAATATAGGTAGTTCCAAGATGTTTTCATAATAGAGTTCTTTTTCCTTCTTGGATAAACCGGCTACATTTGGTTTCAAATCGGGAGCTCTTATTTTTGTTTTATAAACGTTATATTTCGCATCGGACATTCCACTTTCGATTGTATTTCGCCATATTAATCGATAGAGTGAAGACTCTTTTGACTCTGAATCAATCGATAATTCTGCTTTTTCTATATCGGTAACGCGAATGGCTTCATGTGGGTTCGCATTTGAATCCTTATTCTCTATTTTATCAAAATTCCCTAAATATTCTTTTCCATAGTTTTTTTCAATGCTTTCTCCAAGCTGCTTCAAAAATACATCCGAATATTTGGTATTGTCTGTTCTCATGTAGGTTATGTGCCCGTTTTGATAAAGATTCTGACAAAGTTGCATTGTTGTTTTCGGAGAATATCCAAGCTTGTTATTGCAAAACTGGAGTAGCTTTGATGTATTAAATGGCTGAGGAGCGGATCTTACTGATTCCTTTACTGCATCAAAACTTATGGAATGTTTATGTGTCTTAGTGCGTTCCAAGAAATTGATAACTTCTTCTTTTTTCGTAAATTCATGATTGAGTTCAAATACAATGTTTTGTGAAAGAAATGTTCCTGTTGTTTTATAAAGATATTCCGATTCGGAATTTTCCTTTTCTTTCTCGTTATCATAAACTAATCTCAATGCTGGAGTTTGACACCTACCTGCGGATAAACTATTTGACTTTGAATGGTAAACCTGCTTCCACAGCGTTGGAGATATTTTATAACCAACAATGATATCAAGAATCTGTCTTGCATGTTGAGCCCGAACTAAATTCATATTCACATGAGTTTTATGATTCAATGATTCCAAGATGGCCGGTTTGGTAATTTCATGGAAAATAATACGCGGCGTGTTTTCGATCGATAACTTGAATGTATCACAAATATGCCAAGCAATGGCTTCTCCTTCTCGATCATCATCCGATGCTAGATAA